NCTCTGGCCGGAGATACACAAATGGGCAGCAAGATTGCGCTGGGACACGATTGGCCGCCCGCCGTTCAACCGCTATGAATTATTGACCCGATCCATAAGGCGGGGGCCAGCGTGCGAGGCTTTTGCGGTGGCATCAGACGATCCGACGTTGATCGAGGGTGCCCACGCTCGTAGGATTGTCTATATCTATGATGAGGCAAAGTCGATCAAGGACGAGACCTTCGACGCATCAGAAGGTGCTTTTGCCCAGGCAGGGGCAGAGGGGTTTGAGGCTTTTGCCATCGCAATCAGTACGCCGGGTGAGCCGATGGGCCGGTTTTATGACATTCACCGTAGAGCGCCTGGCTTGGAAAGTTGGTGGACACGCCACGTCACGTTGGAAGAGGCCATTGCGGCAGGCCAGATAGGTAGGGAGTGGGCCGAGGAGAAGGCCCGGCTGTGGACTGTGCAATCGGCTATTTACCAGAATCGCGTATTGGGGGAATTCGCTGCGGGTGGCACAGATAGCGTAATCCCGTTGGCCTGGGTGGAATTGGCAAAGGAGCGGTGGTACGAGTGGGCGGACGATGGCAAGCCGGGCGAATTCACGGGGATTGGCGTAGATGTGGGCGGCGGGAAAATACAGGGCAACTTGTCGGTCATTGCCCGATGCTTCGACGGGTGCAAGATCGACACACTGGAAGAATTTTTTGCTGGTGATCCGAATACAGCCACAATGGAGCTGGCTGGCAAGATCAAGGGCATCATTGATGGCAGGGGGGGCGTGGCCGTTGTGGACTCAATAGGTATCGGCACTGGCATTCTGCACAGGTTAAACGAACAGGGAATGGGGGAGACTGTGTGGGGCTTTAGTGCAGGCGAAAAGACCGATCACCGGGATAAGTCACAGGAGCGCGGGTTTTCTGACAAACGCTCTGCGGGTTGGTGGATCATGCGAGAGATGCTTGATCCTGCTTCTGGGGAGGAAGTAGCGTTACCGCCAACGGAGAACGACATATTGGACGCAGAATTGACGACGCCGACGTGCAAAGAGACAAGCGGTGGGAAAATCAAGGTTGAAAGCAAGAAGGAAATAAAAAAACGCCTAGATGGGCGCTCGACAGACCACGCCGACGCAGTTATGCAAATCCTGGCACGTGATCTTGTAGAGTACCTTACCCCGTTTATGGGGTTTATCTGAGATGTTCCGGTTACCAGATTTCATCCTTGCTGTCCTGTCATTGTTGATTATTTTGTCGCCATTCCTGTGGTTCATAGGGGTAACGCTGACACAGTTAATAATTATTGATGCTTTTTGGGCGTGCATTTGGTTTTTAGTAGCAATAGTGGGGCAGAGATATGGACATTAGAAAAATCAGACAAACAGCCGGAGCGACGCTGGCCTATGGCCTTGGCTACGGAAAGGCAAATCAGCGCCTAGACAGGCCGATAGGCCATTATGGCGACGAAATCTATGCAGCCTATTCGGATGTCATCGACCTTGAGGAGCCAAAGGAAATCCAGAAAGCCTCGGCAAGCATTTACTTCTACAGCAACATGCGCGTGTTATCGCAGAAGGTTGGTACCGCCGAGCTCTACGTTAAGGTAAGGGAGGGTGAGCGACTGGAGCCGGTCGAAAACCATCCTTTTGAAAGGCTGTTCCGGCGACCGAATCCGTTGTTTGCTCGTAGCGAATTGATGGAGCATTCGGTGTGGTGGCTGGGCTTGCGGGGCAATGCCTACTGGTATCTGACCACGGACCAGAATAAAAACTTAGCTGAAATATGGCCGTTACCTGCCAACGAGGTAAAGCCTATTCCTGGCAAGGGGAAGATCATCAAACATTACCGATGGATCTCCAACGGTAAGCAGATGCCGCCGATCCCCGTTGAAAAAGTAGCACATTTCCGGATGGTTAACCCATTCAGTGTCATCGAAGGCATGTCCTTCCTTGATGCCCTGAAATTCACCCTTGAAGGCTCTGATGCCCGGTTCCGCTGGGAACTGGATTTCTTCAACGAGCAAAGGGCTGTGCCAGAAGGGTTGCTGTCGGTCTCCGAAAGGACACAACCCGGCGACTTGACAAGGATAAGGGAGGAATTGCAGCAAAAATACGGCGGCGGGAAGCGACGGATTGCCGTTGGTCGTGTCGGGCAGATGTCTTTCCAGCGGTTCGCACTGACGCAAGAGGAAATGGCCTTCCTGCAAAGGCTGCAATATGATGAAAAACTTTTCGACAGAGTTTTCGGCTTCCCGGGGGGATACTGGGACGCAAAAGCAAATAGGGCGAATGCCGAATCAGCCGAGCGTTCGCTGGCACGGGACACGGTGATGCCCCTACTGGAGAAATTTGCAGGCAATATCGAAGTCCAGATTTTGGACAGGTTTTATGAGGACCTGGACGCAAACCCAGACCTATGCTGCGAGTTCGAGGACATCACGCCGGAGGACCGTTACCAGAACGTGGCGGAGTTCAATGCTTATGCCCGCTGCCTTAAAGTGGACGAGTGTAGAGCATTGGCAGGCTACGGGCCGATTGGGGGCGAAGTTGGTAATGCCATGTATGCTTATCTTGACGCAATGGCCGAGCTTGCCACCTACGGTCTCGCACCTGCCCCGGTAGTGGAGGAAAAGCCGCAACCATTACGCAGCGATCTTTTCAAGTGGCAGCAGGTAGCCTGTAAATTGGTAGCAAGGGGCGAAAATCCGGCAGATCGTGAATTTGTCAGCGATGTGATCCCGCCAGCCATCAGTGCAGAGATCGAGGCCCGGCTGGCTGACGCTTTATCTATTTCGGATGTCAAGACTGTTTTTAGCCCATGGCTAGGGAGGAATAAATGAAAACGACGCGGAGGGGGTTTCTGAGAGGCACATTGGCCGGTGCAGCGGCTCTAGTTGCGGGTATCAAGCTGCCGGAAAACAGAGAACCGATAGTGCCAGTGGAAGAAGCCGTAGAGGTTGAAGCTATCCAGCCAGTCGAGGAGTATCTGGCAGAGCGGCGCGTGCCAACAACGCGGATTGATGTCCGGGAGTTCGAGAATGGTATTCTGATAGACGGTAGGCCCTTCAACGGCAATTTTTCAATTTCATTCGGGCGAGATACGCGGCAGGATTGGACATGGGGCATGGACTATCCACATCTAGCCACCCAGACACCTTCGGTAAATGCCGAGCTGGAGCTTTGGGTAGAGCAGGGTGTACAGGGTGTAGGGCTGCCGGCAGTTGGAGATAAATGTTCTGTGGTTTTCCCCTGTGAAATGAACTGCCGGGCCATGGTCGACGCATTTTTTATGAAAGCGGCAGGTGATTTTTGGATAGTCAGGCTCAGTCTGACCTGTTGGGATGTTGTGCAAACGGGAGGATAAAATGACGAAATACTATTTTCAACTTGAGCGCATTACATTGCAGGACATGCGGGTGCTCTTTGCCTTGGCAGAGGCACGATCCGACCTCACGTATCATTACATATGCAATCTCTTGGAAAAAGCAGGCGTGGACCTTGAGGAAGTGCCTGTAAAAGACTTTCCTGCGCTCACAACAGAATTCATGGAGCAAGTCAGTGGCTTTTTATCCTCCAATCCCTTCGGAGCCATCGAACCAACCTTCGAAGACTGAACACGTCACCGAATTTGCGGGCCTGTTCTGCCCGCTGTGCGGTGAATTCGGAGCGGACAGGTATGCAGATCACGGAAATCTGTGCGTTTGTCAGCAATGCGGACAAACGTTCGATCCCGCTCTTGAGCCGTTACCGGATGGGCACTCAAGAGTAAAGGCCGACACGCAGGACAAGTGGGCTGAACTGGATCGGAAGGACAGGAAAGAAAGGTTGAGGTCAAGGAAACGTGAAATCACACAGGCACGGGCCGTGCTGCGAAACGCAGAAGGGTTGCGAAAACTGCGTGCTATTCCAGATGCACAATGGCAAATGGCAGTAGAGGGGGATGCGCTCAAAACTCTGCTTAAAGACAATTGCCGCTGTAAGCAAGAGGGAGAGTAATGCCGCCGCGTGATTGGCACTTATTGGTAAATGGTCAACAGTTCAGCAATGTGATGAGATTGGTGCATCTGAGTATGCGTCTTGATTTCATTGATGAAAGAAGAGTGCGGAGTGAACTGACGCGGATGCGGCGATCGGCTTATGAGCAGGAGCTTGCAATACAGGCCAGACGAGTAGGTTGCGGAGAACAGTATGTCCTACTCCAAAACGGGCCGGTATTAACCGCACTGCATGAAGCCAGCACCGTAGATGCAGAGAGCATTATCAATACATACAACTATGACCTGGCAAAAGCAATTCAGAAAATCCGCGCGGCTGTGCCCACGGCAAATCGCTATGTCTATGCTAAACGTTTGGCACAATGGGAAAAGGGACGTCTACAATGGAAAGCACCACAGATAGCGATGTATACCGAAAACTCAGCACGGGCATTGGCACAGAAGGATTTTTGGGCAGAGAATCGCATCCAGGGCTATGCCGAAATAGAGCCGAAAACTGCCGTTTGCCCCGTGTGCCAAGGCTGGATCTTACGTGGATTATGCCCAATTGAAGTCTTATTAAATAATCCGCCGCCATACCACCCTTGGTGTCCACATACGATCCGGACATTGCCGGAAAGGCTACATGAAAGCGAATGTGCTCTATTATGGCTAGGTGACTAATGCTAAAAATTGGTTACGGCAAATTCCCCAAAATGTTCTCGTGCCGCTTCATCATATGCCCTTGCCGCTGCCTCTTCTGTATTGAAGGTGCCAAGATATACATTCTCGCCATTCACCTGAATCTGAGCAAATGGTTTCTTCCTATTCTGAAAATAGCTCACGCCCTTGTATCTAGAAAGTGTATCTTGCTTTCTTTTACGCCTGGCCATATTATTTTGATGGGGCGTGCAAATACAAAGATTGGCCCTTTGGTTATTCAGGGGATTTCCATCCTTATGATGGCCTTGACGCCGATCACCTTTGTCAAGACCAAGAATGAGGCGGTGCATCCGAATGGTTTTGGGCAAATCATTGATAGGTTTTCCATTTTTCTGTGGAGCGTTGGCAATGGGATACCTTTTACTTCCAAGATGCCAGCGAAATTGGCTTATAAGCTCAAAGTCATCGTCATCGACAAAAGCAATATCTTTACCATTAGACAAAAGAAACTTTCGCACAACAAAAACCTTTCACTTAATAGTAGTAATCTTAACCGATACAGTACAAGTATACCAGAGGCAATATGAAAAGACAAGTAAAGTGGGCACAAGTAAAAGCGATTGCGGTAGGAGGCTGACAAATGCCTTATGTCCGAATTGAGTCAAATGCAGCAGACGTAGCAGCCCGCATTAGATATTTAGCAGATACGCTCGATCCAGCCGTTCTTCAGCCCGCTACGAATGAGCTGGCAGAAGAAGCGTTTCAACTTTACAAGAAAACGACGGATTCCTGGCATCACAAGGTGAGGTTCTGGAAAATTCCACTCCGGCTCCGTAAGGGCAGGGGCTGGCTCGTCGGCACCAATGATGTCATTTATACGGTCGTTGACCGGGGGAGAGGGCCAACCGATATTGTCCCGCGTAATGCACCCTATCTCGTTTTTCAGCCCGGTTACACACCCAGGACTACGACCCGTGTGCTGGATAGTGGCCCAAAGGTACGTTTCGGGCCTGTGGTCAGGGCGAGCATCGTCAAAGGCCACGTCATCAAAGCCCGCGAGTTCACACCGGAAATCCAGAAGAGAATTGACAAGAAGGCATTACCGATAACTATTGCACGGGTTAAGGATTGGATAATCGGTGGACTATATCGTGCTGCCCTACGTGGTCGGTGATCTTTTACTAAAAACCCTTAATCTTGACCCTGTAATGGTATTGTGATATGATACATCGCGACAGAACAGATGAGCTAAAAGAATTTCTGCTGGTGCTGCGTCAGGCATTGTTGATGGTCGTGTGCTGGATAGAAAAACGTTATGGTATCAGCAACAAGGAGAGGTAGGGGGGGCTTGCGTGCAGACCATTTTCAGTGAACGGTTCTTTAAGATGAGCAAGGATGGCGGTAGGACGTGGATTCTTGTTGGCCGGTTAGTGTTCGGCCTGCCGGGCCAAACCATAGACGCCGAAGTTATCTTTGTGAATCAGAGAACAGAAGCTACCATCCATCTTACGAAGGGCTTGGAGAATTGCGTTTTGCTTCAATTGCTCCTCGAAAAAGATGGGAGCATGAATTAGCATGGACAGGCGCACATTCCTTAAAGGCATTGTGGCAACTCTTGCGGCTGTCTTGTCTGGCGCCCGGATTGGGGCCAAGCCTCCACAGATGGGGGGTTTGGTTTCGGAGCCTTTGGTTCTCGATGCCAAGGTCAAGCTCATCGACGAGCTGAGATGGAAAACCGCAGTGTCTTACGGACTCACCGAAGATGCAAAATGGGTTGTCTTGTATGATGCGAATGAAGGCTGCCCTGAACACGACTTGGATTGCACTTGTGAGGAATGTCAGTCTCGTCTGTTGGCCTATTGGGACCTTGACGATATAGAATTTCGAGGAGACTATCATATAACGTAAGCGCAAGCCAACTAAATACAAGGGTGCTCTTGCATTAAGCAAAATCGCCCGCCTTTTCCCGGCAGTACATATGAGCCCGCTGGAGAAGGCGGGCTTTTTTTATTTTTGGAGGTGACTATGCCTAAACCAAGACCGGGGGAGGGACTAGACGATTTCGTGGAACGCTGCATCCCCGACGTGCTCGAGCATGGCACGGCAGAGGATAACAAGCAAGCCTATGCCATTTGCCGCTCGATGTGGGAGGCAGACCAGGAGGAGCATAAGACCATGGCTGACTATTTTATCGAGGAAAACAGCATCAAAGCTGCAACTGATGCTGAGAAAGACGCACAGAAAAAGCGTGCCGCCAAGTACGGCATATCTCCGAAAGAAAAAGGCAACGTCACCAAGCCGAACAAATATGCAGATGTCCCAGAAGGCAGCTTTGGTGATCCGGTGAACTACAAATACCCCGCTGATGAAGCCCACGCACAGCCGGCAGTAACGTATTTTAACCAATCAGAGCATAGGGCACAGGGCGGGTATTCCAGCGAGGAATGGGCCAAGATCGGCGGTCGGCTGGCAAAACTGGTTAGTCGCCACCTGGATGGCTCTTATCAATACAAAGACGGGAAATTGCAGAAGAAAGAGGAAAAAGCAATGCCCAGGCTTGAAATCCATGAAGATTCGTGCACTTGCAAGGACTGTGTTGTGGTGAATTTTGGACGAGTGGTGCGGGTAGCACTGATTGAAGAGCTTACCCCTGCCTACGGTGATGAGGTTTTGCTGCCCTCAAACAGGGATGCAAGCGAAAGCAGCCTGCCTGGCACAATAGCCGATTTCGAGACGGTTGTCCTAGACTCGAGCGGCCTCCAAATCTCAAATGACTCAACAATCATTGTTGGAAATGAAACCGTTCCGCCCTCACCCGAACCAGCCACCAAAGACGGTGCAAGCCTGGAGGAATTGAAGTCGCAGGACCTGACGCGGGCAATCAAGCTGATTGATGAGACCCCCGAGCATTTCCTGGTAGGCGGTTATGGGCACGTGTGGGGCAACAGCAAACTTAAAGACCTGGCGGGCGAGTATTTTACCCCTCAGTCGGAGCTCTGGCCTGACTTAGTGCCGGTTAAGTTTGTTTTCTATGACCATGCACTTTGCGAAGGCCCAGACAAGAAGCAATTTGATGACCCGATTGGGAATGCACCAGAAGGCGATGCCCGCATTGACGATGTAGGTAAGTGGGTGCAGGCCCAAATCAGCAAGCGTGCAAAGTGGGTGGATGCGGTGATGCAGTTGGTCGAGCGGGGCATCTTGGCCTGGTCGTCCGGCGCTGTGCCGCACCTGATTAAACGAGCGAAAGATGGCTGGTTAGAGCGTTGGCCTGTTGCGGAGTACACGATGACGCCGACGCCTTGTGAGCCGCGACAAACTGATATTTCCAGGCTCGAAATAGCATACAAGGCTGCGGGCCTGAAATGGTTCCCCGACAACTTCGATCCGGAGCATCTAGGGACGGAAAGTGACGATGTGCTGGTGACAAGACTTGCAGTGGAGCGAGAGCGCGCACGGTTGCTTGCGCTCTTCAAATAAAAACAACCGACAAGGAGAAAAGTACGATGAAGGAAAAATTGATTGAATGGAAGAAAGAATTTCGTGAGATCACCGACAAGGTGATGCGGCTATTGGATGCCGAGGAACCCGACTTGGAGCAGATCACGGCCCTCAACAACAAAGCAGCCACGCTGAAAATGCAGATCGAGCAGGCCGAAGTTGCCCTCCAGAACGAGGAAGCGACCCGGGCAGAGCGTGAGGCCGAGGACAAGCAGGCTGCCGAGAATCAGGAAGCCCGAATTGTCGATTTGGTCAACAAGCGGGTTGACGAAGCGTTAGCTGCCAATGCCGTGAAGAGTGACCGCCCGGACTACACCGGTGGTGAAGGTGAAGGCGAAGGCGGAGAGCCGTTTACTGTGCCGCAGCACATCGCACGAATTGCCGTGACATCCCGCTATGACCGCCTGGGCGACCTGGACTTGGCTATGCGCTACTACCTCAAAAGCCGTGCAGCAAATGCTGGGGCAACCTCGCCTCCGAGCGAGCGGTTCTATCGAGCGTTGATGGCGCGTGCTGCCCGCTTCATGAACGAAGAGGACGATGTGCCATACATCAACGACTATGGCGAGATCAAATCGCAGTGCCTGCCTGCCTTTGACCCGCGTGTGGTGATGCCTTTCTCGGACAGAGAGACAGACGATAGTTACTTCGTCGAGGGCCTCGGCAATCTCTCGCATGCCGACAACGTGACGCCGACTGGCATCAAGAAATTGATCAATTTGGGTTTGAAGACCGATGAGTTGGTCTACTCGACGCAGGTCGGCTACGGTGACGAATGGGTGCCGACCCTTCTGGGTGCAGTGCTTTGGCGCACGATCCGCGGGGAAGCCCGCGTATTGCCGCTCTTTAGCCAATTCGATATGCCATCGCAGCCGTATGACCACCCGAAAGAAGCAGGCGACCCCGTGGTGTACGGTGTCGATGAGACCACGGACCAGGACAGCGTGGCACTGACCACGGCCAACCCGATTCCATCCAGCAAGCCCGCAACGGACTACGTCCGGTTCTCGGCTGGCAAGATCGGGGCAATGACGCTCTGGTCCGAAGAGATGAGTGAGGACAGCATCATTCGACCCGAGCCGCAGTTCCGCAACCAGTTTGGCCTGGTCATGGCCCACAACATCGACGACCTGCTCATCAATGGCGACGAGTCAACTGGCGCTGCCAACATCTCCTACTATGGCGCTGCCATTGCGGCCAACAGCAAATATCTGAAGGTTGACGGTCTGCGTCATGAGCCGTTGGACACTACCACGACTGATAGCCGTCCGGGCGCTACGCTAACCTGGTCGGACATCAATGCCACAAGGAAATTGATGGGTACGGCCGGCTTGTACGGTGCTGACCCGAGCCAACTTTTGATCATTTGCGATACCGCCACCGGCCTCACCTTTGAGGACTTGGACGAGGTACGCACCGTTGACAAATACGGTGCAAATGCGGTGATCTTGCGTGGTCAGCTCGGCAGCATCAAGGGCATTCCCATCATCCCGTCGCCCGACTATGGGCTGACCGACAGCTCTGGTTACATCAATGAGAGCGGCACCAGCAATATCTACGGTCAGTTCATCACAGTCAACCGCATGGGCTGGCGAGTTGGTTGGAGGCGGCGGCCACGCATCTATGTAGGGCAGGC